TTGAGATTGATTGAAAGTTATTGCAATGAGATGGCTCTTTATATTGAATGCGAAATGGAACTAAGAAAAAATGGAAGGGTTGATGTTTTTAAAAATACTAATGGTGATATAATTAGAACTCAAGCTAAGCCATTTGTTAAAATGAAAAATGATGCTTTAAATAATGCGTTGAAACTTGCTTCAAATTTTGGAATAACTCCAAGTGCTAGGGCAAACATATCAGCTCCAGTTACTAATAACAATACACAAATAAATAATTATTTTGAGTAAATATTACTTTGATAAAAAAGCCGCAGAAAAAGCCATTGGTTTTATTGAAACTTTTGTAACACATACAAAGGGTGAACTAACTGGTATGCCATTAAAATTAGAGAAATGGCAAAGTAAAATTGTTGGAGATATTTTTGGCTGGAAAAATAAAGAAACAAATCTAAGAAAATATAGAACTGTATTTATTGAAGTGCCAAGAAAGAATGGTAAGTCAACTCTTTGTGCTGCCATTGGATTGTATATGTTGTTTGCAGATGAGGAAAGAGGAAGTGAAGTTTATAGTGCGGCTGGTGATAGAAGTCAAGCTGGTATTGTTTTTGAAATTGCTAAAGGAATGATTTTGCAGAATCCAGAACTTTCTCAAAGAGGCAAAGCATATAGAAACTCAATCGTAAATGAATCAAAGGGAAATTTTTATCAAGCTATAAGTTCAGATTCTAAAACAAAACATGGCTTTAATGCTAACTGCATAATTTTTGACGAATTGCACACACAACCGAATCGTTCACTTTATGATACATTAACGACATCAACTGGATCAAGACGTCAGCCATTGACAATTGCAATTACAACCGCTGGTTATGATAAGCAATCAATATGTTTTGAAATATATACCTATGCAAAAAAAGTTTTAGAAGGAACTATAAAAGATGAAAGTTTTTATCCAGTAATATATGAATCAGATAATGATGACGATATAACTTTGGAATCAACATGGAAAAAAGCAAATCCAAATTATGGTATTAGTTTAAAAAAAGAATATATGCAAAGGGAAAGTCAAAGAGCAATTGATGTTCCTTCATATCAAAATACATTTAGAAGGTTAATGCTAAATCAATGGACTGATTCACATAGTGCATGGCTTACATCTGGTGAGTGGAATGCATGTCATCAAGATTTTGATTATACAAAGCTAGAGAATTGTGCGGCTTGGGGCGGTTTAGATTTAGCCTCAACGAGGGACTTGACTGCTTTTGTTTTATTATTTAATGTTGATGGCAAGTTTGTTTTTATTCCATACATATTTATTCCAGAAGAAAATGCAAAGAAAAGAAGTGAAAGAGATGGTGTTGACTATGTTGCATGGCTAAGAGATGGGCATGTTTATGGAACAAGTGGTGATGTTGCTGATTATAATTTTATAAGAGCAAAGATAAATGAGCTTTCAAAAAAATATAGAATACAATCTATTTGTTATGATAGGTGGAACGCTAGTCAGCTGGTTATAGATTTACAAAATGATGGGGCGAACATGGACCCTTTTGGTCAGGGTTTTGTATCTATGTCAATGCCAACTAAAACTTTAGAGGCTGAGATACTTGCTAAAAATATTATTCATAATAACAATCCATGCATTAACTGGTGTATGAGTAATGTTGCTTTGCAAGAAGATCCAGCTGGAAATATTAAGATAGCCAAAAACAAATCAAAAGAAAAGGTTGACCCAATAATTGCTTTAGTCATGGCTTTAGGTTGTCATCTAACAACTGAGAGTAGTGATAGCATTTATGATGAAAGAGATATTTTAGTTTTGTAAAATGTTAAAAAATAATACTTAGTTTGTTTTTTTAAAAATGAATTGTATTGTATTATTGTGAAAATAATAATTTCACATTGACTTTACTCGAAAGA